TTGATAATGTTTTACCGCTGCTTCAAAAACACCAGTTGCTTCACCAGACTTTGCACTCATGAGTTGAGCACCATCACCTGCATCTCCAGATTTTTTTAAAGAAACATATATTGGTTTTGATGATGATGTAAAATCTGCTTTTGGTGTAACATCTCTACCTGATGCATAATAATTTTTAATACCTGTTAGACCAGCACCAGAATGAATTAATCCATCACCCATCGTATTACCTAATTCTTTAGCAACCTTCTTACCTGTTTCTACTACTGTCTCATCTACTTTTTTCCAGTTAGTTACTGATATGCCAGCATCTTCTAGTGGTTTTTCAGAACCTTGATTTTCATTATATGCAACACAAATAGCCATTTCTGCATGAGTAGCTGCCGTAGTTACAGCTTCATTCAAAGGAAGTAACCCTAGAGCTCTATCAGTATTATCGAGTATCGGTTGATTTTTAGATTTCAGTTGTTGAACTGCGTTTTGTAGACGACCCATTCAATTTCTCCATTCAAGATATAATAAATTTACATTTATATTTATATAAGTTAAACTTTAAAATCTTCGTAATTACCGTGTGAAATCGCAGGTTTAAAGGTTTCTTGTTGTTCAGTAGAATCTACAAGGTCAGTCTGTGCTGATTGTTCTACATCATAGAGTTTCATCTTTGACCTATCAATTCCAATAATAAATCTTCTATGTGAGTTGTGGTCATTGTATCTATTTTTAAGTTGTTTAACAAGAATTTGATTCAGTTCTTCCAACTCTTCCGAAGATATCAACGCAAACATCAAATCAGCAGTCGCTGGCAATCCAAAACTCTCGGCAGTATCAGTCAAATCTATATTCGTATTTGCAAAACCACCTCTTGTTGTTTGTGTTGCACTCATTATAGGTAAGTTTAATTCTACTGCAAACCCACGAAGTTCCTCAGCAATCGCTTTTACATAACTATAGGAATTCATATTACCAGCATTCTTAAATCTTGCAGTTGTGCAGATATTGAGATAATCAATAAAGATTATATCTGGTTTAAAACTCTTTTTCAATGCAAGTTCTTTTACCAATGCACGAAAATGTCCTACATGAGCAGATGCAGTAGGATATTCTTTAATTACCAGTTTACCATTTGTCTTTGATGCAATTCTTGAAATCCTATCTTCATACATCGTCTTTGGTAAGTCATGTAAATCTTCCATTGTAACATTCATTAAGTTCGCATCTATTCTTTCCCCAATCCTTTCTTCTGACATCTCTAAAGTGATATATAAAACACTTTTATTTTGAGCTAAACAACTCGCAGCCATATGACACATGAATAATGATTTACCAACACCCGTTCCAGCAAGTGCAATATTTAATGTCTTGTTAGGTAATCCACCTTTTGTTATTTTATTAAAATATTCTAAATCAAATGGTATTTTAGTTTCTACACGATTATAAAAATCATATCGAGATTCGGCATCTCTTAGATAATCATGTCCTATAGCATTATCAAAATCAACTGCAAGTGCTTCTGAAAGAATAGATGGTAGTTCTGATGCAGTTCTTTTATCTCTATCTTTTCCATCTATAATATTAATTCCTTCTACGATGGCATTATATATCGCTTTATCTTTACAAAACTTTTCCGTAGTATCGACAAGCCAATCGAAATCAACACTATCGGTAGTATCACTATTATCAATATTAAAATTTTTAAGTATATCAACAATCTTTCCATAATCTTCTCCATTCAAATCTTTTCGATTCTGTAACTCTATCTCTAATGAAGTTTCAGTAGGAAGATTATTATATCGTTGAACAAACTTTGAAATTTCTTCAAAAAGAACTTTCTCATGTCTATCGGTATAATATTCTTTTTTTATGAAAGGTAAAACCTTTCGAACATATTGTTCATTACAAATTAGATTTTTAAGTATTGTTCTTTCTATCATTATATAATTGTTCCTTAGATATTATATATACCAAAATATCACCTATCAAGGTAAAAAATTTATCATTAAATCTTTCTTTTTCCAACCCATTCGAATCTAAAATTTGCCATTCAAATTTGAAAGGTAGTTTATCACTTACTTCATCTTTTTTGTTAGTTGGTTCTTTCGGTGGTACTATAGTTCCATATCTATAAACAACACCTTGAAATTCCTCTGCTTTTTCAGTTAAACCAATAGCAGTCCATTCTTGGTCTTTGTCTGTAACATATTTAAAATATTCATGTATGTTTTCTGGAGTCTGACTCATTAATGTATATTTTCCTGAATTTTATTCATCAAAATTTCTATTTGACTATCAGACAGAAACACTTCTGATTCAATTGGTTCGACTGCAAACCAATCTTCCAACACATTATAAGTTACAAGATAAGTAATCATTTCTTCATCATCTATATCATCTGGAAATTCTTTATCTTCATTTACCGATTCTTCATGAATCATTACTTCATAAATTGGTTGAGTTTCATCTATATATTCTTCTTGAAGTTCTTCATCAAAAGTTTCAGCATTTTCCACGAAATTAATTTGAACACCATTTGGTGATGTTCCAGTAGTATGATATTCAAATACCCATTCTTCTAATATCTCTTGTATACTATCCCCCATACATAAATTCCTTTTTCGATACTTCATCAATCTTATCTAAAATATCTTTTGTAAAATATTTTTCTGGATTATCTAAAATAGTTTTACCATATTGTTTTGTGCCATCTGGTAATTCTATTCTTGTAGAAACTTGTTTAAAAATATCATATTTAATTGCAATGTCTAACAAACCATAATATCTATCAAGTCCTTTACCATAACTTATTCTAACATCAACTGATGTATTTTCTTTGGTAATCCTTGACTTTTGGATTTTACATTTTACAATATTTCCTATAACTTCTTTTCCATCTTTCTCTTTTTTCTTTGAAAGATAAATGATACTTGAAGCAGCATATTTCAAACCACTACCACCACCCATTTCTTTCATGGGTACATATGAACCAACAACATCATATGTATGATTAGTAATAACCATTGGAACTTTTGCACGACCAAGTTTTAAAGTTAAAACACGAAATGTAGATTTTATAATCTGTGCTCGTGTCATATCTCTTGTTTCTTTTCCCTCACCCGTATCTTCGATTTCTTTTGTTGTTGATAACATACCAAGTGAATCTAATGCACAAAACAATGGTTGTCTTGTTTCTACTGGTTGTTCAAGATACGAATCAAGAATCTTAATTGATTGTGTTCTAAATTCTTGAACAGTTGTTATTGGTACAATTACCATTCTGCTTGAATCAATACCTCTACTTTCTATCATTGATTTCGTAAGTGCAGATTCAGATTCAAAATATAAAACACCACCATTCGGGTTTGCATCAAGAAAATGTTTTACCATTCCTAATACAAAAAATGTTTTACCCGTTGCAGATTCACCTGCTATCGCAGTAATCTTGTTAGATGGTAAACCATCATAAATCGAACCAGATAACAATGCATTAAATGAATGTGAACCAGTGTCAATAAAAGATTCTATATCACCTGCTGTTACTCCATCTGCAACGATAGATGCATATTCATTACCAGTTTCTTCGATAATCTTTTTTAAAAAATCCATATATTTTATATCTTTCCTTACAAACTATTTTTTTTATCTTGTATTTCTGACCTTCTTACTTTTGCAAGTTTAGTCATAGTTGTTAAAGCTTTTCTTGCTTTAGCAGCTGAAGCTTTTACACCTTTTTGTTCGAACTTTTCTTGTGCTTCCATGTAAACACTAAATTGTTCTACTATTGCATCATGTGTACTCATATTATTCTCCTTCTGTAAACAGAATTTTTTTTAAATTTGGTGGTCTATATGTATCAGATTTCAAAACTTTTCCATCTACACGATATATAGGTTTCCCGTTGTTATCTAATTTAGACATATTGCTTTCATGTACTTCTTGAAAACACTTATCAAGGTCTAACCCAAATGCATGTCCAGCACCATAAACAACATAAAGTAAATCTGCAAGTGCATCTGCAACATCAATTAATTTCTTTTCTTCTTTTGTACTGTCATCTGTCGCATTAACCAATTCAATAAATTCTTCATTTATCAAATTAAGTCTTAATTGTACAATGTCTTCAGGTGGAACATCAGGTTTATCTTTTACCTCTTGTCCAAATGATTTCATAAATGTTTTTACTTTTTCAAAATTTGTCATAACCATTACGAAATAATCCTTGCTTCTTCTGGTGTAATTATTGATTCAAGATTACTTAATCTTTTTTTGTATGCAACTGAAATTTCTTCCAATGTTTTTATAACATACATAACACCACGTTTTGAAACTTTCAATTCACCATCAACAACTTCTCCCGTTAAAGTAATCGCTGGAGTAAATGAAACACCATTTTTAGTTGCTTGACACAACATAGGTCTATCCATCACAATCCATACTTCTTCGTCTTCGCCAATTAAAGTACCAATCAGTTCCATACCATTTAGGAACATAACTGTTACAACGTCTCCTTTCTTATACATTTTGTATCTCCATTTTATTGTTAGTATATAATACCTGATTTTTACAGTTTGTCAAGTATCATTATCTTATAATATCTATATCGCTTTTTTGATTCCAAGTTTCAAGTTCAGTTCTTAATCTACCATCTTTTTGTAAATTCTCATAACGATT